TAGTAGGTGTCACACTAGTTCTTGGTATCTCGTTCTTAGTGATTTGAGTACCAACCACTTTTCTGCGATTGATAGTCAAGCCACTTGCATAGTTAATTATTGTTTGTAAAGCACCCATGTTTATTCCTTATCTTCCATATGGCATTTCTTTACGTGCCATTTCAACTGTACCTAACAATGTCTTACGATTCTCAGCAAATAGTTGGGCAACACTCTTAGCATCAACTGCGCTAATGTTATTGGTAACATAAGTGTTATTGTTGACGATACCACCACCGCCACCAGACATCTTCAAGTCTTTACCTGGTACAACTGTTCCCAATGCTTTTGGTATGAATAGTTCAGGACCATTTTCACCAACGATACTGGGCTTATTCAATGGGGGAGTACCACCATTTGCGAATCCAAATAGACTACCAATTGCGCTGAATATGCCACCACCGCCACCCAATGCACCTAATAGTTTAGTTGCCTGTGCCTTAAGTTCAATCTTAATCAAGTCTTGGATAATAGAACGTGAGAAATCCTTGAAACTAAATTTACCAGTTTCAACGAAATTGTCAATAGCACTTTCCATGTTCTTGGTGATTGAGTTGAAGACTTCTCCTGCGGTCTTGGAAGCATTAGTAGCATTATCCATGTAATTGTCAAATGCAGTTTTCCATCCTGCTTCCCATGATCTAGAATATTCAAGTTGTCTTGTTTGTTCTTCTGCAATTTGTTTGTATTTCTGTGCGATTTGATCTAAGCCATTAGCCAATTCTTGTGCTTGGTCAGCAGTTAGATCCATTCCTTCAAAGCCAGCAGCAAATGAACGACCTGCTTCTAATGCGGCTTGTCTAGCACTTTCTTGAATTTGAGCAATTTGTTGTTCTAATGGACTGCGTTTCTGCTGTTCACCCTCAAACTGAGTTTCACGCATCTTGTCATTGGCTGATCTGATAGCATCGCCCAATGATTGTTGACGTTGAATCTGTGCTTCAATGGCAGCAGTTTGATTTTCAATTTCGCGTGTTCTGGCTTCTTCAAGCATTCTAACAGTTTGCAAGCCTTGCGTGGCTTTAGCAATTCTGTCTTTGTCAATAACTGCTTGTGCTTGAATCTTAGCAATTTGTTCATCGTAGACAGGAATTAATCCCTTTTCCTTATCGGTGAGATTATTCTTGGCTTCAATTAACTTGTCTATTTCATTCTTTGCTTTGGCTTCTACATCGGCGACAGCACGACGCATTTCTTTGTAGTCTTCAGTCTTGCCAATTAATTCTTGTTCAAGACCAATTTGTGCCAATGTTGCGTCATTCTGATTCTTGAATTCTATAACAGTGTTTTCAATTTCCTTACGACGCTTTGCCATTTCTTCCGCTAGGCGTTTTTGTTCAGCCAATTCTTCTTTGGTCTGATCTATAATACGCTTACGTTCTGCTTGTTCTTTTTCAAGTTGCTGAGTACGAGCCTCTAACTCTGCTTGAGCATTGCCACGACCCCCTTCATATGGGCTAGGTTTAATACCTTCTGGTAATGGCGTCTTACCTGGAGCGGGTAGTTCAGGTTTCTTAGCGTCACCGAACAATCCTGCAGCGGCTTCACGCATCTTCATGAATGCTTCTAAAGCACCTGGTACTTTCTCAGAAACGAACTTACCTACTGCGGCTGCTGCTTGTTCAAACCAAAGTACAAGACTATGCTTACCACCAGTAAACAATTTGACAATCTCATTCAATGCCATAAATGATGCTACGGCAGCAGCGATTGGAATAACAATTCTAGCGATACCTGCGCCTAATAGTGCTAAACCAATTCTTAAGAATCCAACACGTTGACCTAATTTTTGTAATAAGGTCATGAAGTTCTTGACTGCTCCATTAGCCTTATCAAACATTGGAGTACCTTTACTCCAACTCTTAATATAGCCTAAGGTAACTTGTAGTGTTCTGGTTAAACTTGCCCAACCTGCCGTTGCTTGTGCAGTACCAACTTTGAACATAGCATACAACGACAATGCTGATCCTGACAACCAGGCAAGCGTTCTGCCCAATCCACTAGCGGCTTGAGTTACAGCATAAATGCTAGCAGCAGCAGTACCAATTTTTACAACAGCATCAACGAAATTGTTGATTTGTTCTGGACTCATCTTGTTGATGAATTCAGCCATTGGTTTCAATGCTTCTAATATTGCAGTGCGTAAACGTTTGGTAGCAAGATCAAATTGTTCTTGCATGTCAGCAGCAGCCTTAGCATTTTGTGCAGCCTTTTGTGCTTCAGCACTATAGGCTCGCATGTCTTTGGCGACACGATCAAAGTTTAGACCTTTACCTGCTTTACCTAATAATTCAGTAGCAATCGCTGCTCTTGTTGCTTTATCTGGAATGGCTGCGATACCGTCAATAGTTTTCTTAAGAATGTCTTCTTCACTTAAGAATTCTAAGTCACGCAACGATACACCAACTTTAGCGAAAGCATCACGGGTCTTTTGACTACCACCTGCTGCATCACCAATCGCTTCTGTTAGTTTTAATATTCCCTGTTGTGCTTTTTCACTATTACCACCTGCTAAGGTAACAGCATCACTGAATTGAATCAATGTAGCCATTGATATATCAGTAGCATCACTCAAATCATTTAATGCATCAGCATATTGAATAGATTGGGTGATTGCTGCACCAATACCTAAACCTGCAATAACTGCGCCTAGACCTTTGAATGATCCAGCAGCAGCATTGGCACTTTTACCAATATTATCAATACCCTTGGTTTTAATGTTAGACATCTTTCTGTCTAAATTACCAACGGCAGTTTCTAATCTTTTTAAACCTTGTAACGCAGGGTTACTGTTTATGTCAATGTCATATGTTAGATCAGCCATCTTATCTTCCTGCTAATATTTGTTTAATTCGTCTACGGATAAAATCTTCCATAGGCTTTGTCATACCTTCAGGTGCCTGCTCACTACCGCGCATGCCTTTACTGGTCATGTGACGGCCTTTATCCAACACTTCAGCATATGGGTACTGTGCCTTAATAGTGTTACCACTTAGGCGAGTCTTACGTTTAGCATTACCAGATCGTACAGGTGTATTATCTTTGAATACTTTAAACGCTTCCTTGGGGAGGTCTCTTAATTTTTGTTTTATTCTCTTGTTTTTCCCAAGTATATTATTTTGAACTTTAACTTGTAGCGACATTATTGAACCCTTTTGTTTTGCTGAACCATAGCAAGCAATTCTTCTTCACTATAATTTGGAGCAGGATCAACGCCATTGTTCATCTGTTTCTTGTAAACATAATTCTCGTAACTTAACGCCGCGTCCATAATATAAATGTCAAAGGTATTACTTCTATTTAATACTTCACTGGGTAGCAACCCATATCGCTTACCCAGTGAATCTATCATCAATATTGCCGCCATTCGTTCAGAATTGGGGTCAATAGTGTCGCCTGTTACTTTCCCAACAGTTCAGTAACCTTAGTAATAGCCTTCATTAGAACGTGCGTAGGTAACATGGCATCGTCTTGTAGTATCTGTTTACCTTCTTCATCGAGGATTAATGTTTTAACTACGCCAATAATAGATTGTGTGTCATTGTTAGAGTTCGCAAGTTTCATGAAGACATCCATAGGTTGACGATCCCATGTGTGGAAAGTGATTGGTTCACCAAATTCCTTTACAGTGGCTTTATCGTCAATTTTGACTTCAACTAGTTGAGGTTTTGCAGAGAGACTTGATAGTTTCATAAATTGTTCCTTTCAATTGTTACAATGTATTTATTCTTGGTTATCTAAATCTTCAAGTAATTGATTTAGAAGTGCTAATCTGAAAGCCTGTTTCGCTTTCATTTGTCTTATTGTGGCTTGCATGTTGTCAAGCATGGGCATCATCTTGGCTTCATCATTAATAAGTGATCTAAGTTTTTCTTCTTTTGTGCGAAGCCAAATATTTTCACTCATTTATTTCTCCTTAAATTGTTGGAAAAGGGGACATTGTAGTCCCCTCCCGTTTGGATTAATCTATATTAGATTTTTCCTGTTTTCATCTGACCGTTAACCGCAACGTTCATTGGGCTAACCCAGACAGGTGCTTCAGGGTTTACAGTTGGTGCTAGACTAGAGATATAGCCTTGACCAGCGTAATAGAAAGCGTTAGCAGTAGCATTGCCACCATTCATGACCAATTTCCATTGGATAGGTGTCTTGTTGCTGCTTAGTTGTGCTACGCCTAGACCTGCAGCACTATTACCAGAACCAGTACCGAACCATACAGTTCCATCTAGAACCATATTAGTTGCTAACTCGTTGTCAGCAGGTGTTGTGATCTTGTTGATATCTGTTGAGCAGAAGTCAGTCCAAGAGTAGATACCAGTGCTGTTGGTAATCGTGATATCTTGCAAACATGTAACGGCTAGAGCATTGGCAATGTTGCCATAGTCTGCCAAGTTTGCAATTAAGTCGGTACTAATCAATAGTGTTGGTTGAGTACCAGTTGTGTTTACAGTAATTCTTGCCATCGTATTCTCCTTTAGTAGTGGCTTAGGTGTTAAATTCCATTCTTAATAATCTAAATGTCCAAGTATGTTTCTCTGATTGAGTTGGACCGTAAGTTCTCACTTGGTCAAAGTTTCTTTCAAAGTAACCATCAAACAATTGTTTTCCATCATCTTTCAAAGCAGTAACCAGATTTCCAATAATAGCGTTTACAGCGCGATTATATGGATCATCTTGGTATGACACATATGTAATGCTGAATGTGTCATACGCATGATAGATACTGGCACAATACTGAATACCTAGTTGATGAGGATTTCTTTCATCTAAATGCACATCACTTACATAGATGCCATAACGAACAGCCTCAACGTCGCTCGGAAAATCTGAATACACTGGAATATTCCACTGCTTCGGAATATCACGCTTTATTACAGCAATGATTTGATCCTCAGTAACATAAGGCTCGTTTGCAACTGCGTAATCTATTTGTGGCATTAGAAATATCTCCTATCACCATTGAAGTAATTAACATCAGCGAGATAATTTTCTTCAAGTTTTGATGTTGGTCCATTGGGTGAATCTTGATATAGATCGTACCAATTTGACAACTCTTGCGCTTTGGTCCATTCGCGGTCGCATCTTTCTTTTGCAAATTCATAGTTCTTTACATCAACCTCGTTCATGTTTGAAACATCAGTTACAAGGCTTTCATAAAATACTAGAATCGCACCAAAAACATCTAAGCGAATTAATGTCTGATCATTTTTGATGAGCAGATTAGGATTAAACGCACTAATTAAACTTCCGTTAGGTAAGTTATTGTAGTAAGTTGCTCCAACAACGGTATCACAGTAGTTTTGCCACCATCCAAATTCCATCTTGTATAGCCATTCTTGGCTGGCTACTTTGAAATAACGATCCCAATCAACATCAAGTGCTTCGGCTCGTCTTTCAGCCGCAGGATCATAGAACATGATATCCTGAACTGTTGCATTTGAGATTCTTTGATATGGTACAGACACTGTTTTTCTCCTGGACATTGAGAGAGTGTTTCCACTCTCTCATTTTTGATTATTAGTCTTGAACGATGTTGATAGCACCACCACGACGCTTGTCGCCAACGCCAGAACCGAAGTATCCGACGCCAGTGAGCCACATCTGTAGACCACCAGGAACTTCACCAGTCTTGATAGAAAGACCTTCTTTTAGAACTGTGAAGATTGCGCTGTCGCCGATGTAAGCACCGACTAGAACAGGTGTACCACTTACGCCATCAACGTTACGGCTGGCAGATTGTAGGAACGTTGTGAACATTACTTGGCAACCATATACAGATTCAATCTTACCAGTTGATAGAAGTTCGTTACCTAGAGCAGAAAGGTTAGAACCACCAGACTGAGAAACTGCACCACCGGTTAGTTCACCTAACATACGTGTTAGTGAAGAACCAGATTGTGTACCAGCACTTGCTGCGCTAACGAAACCGTTGCTATCTAGAACAATAACAGGGTTACCAGGCATACGAGCAACCTTGAATTGTTGCTTGACTAGACGAACTAGTTCAAGAACATTGTTTGCTGTGAAGCCAACAGTAGGAGCAGAAGCAACTGCACCATCAGGTAATAGTTCCATAGCACCTAACTCTAGAGGACGAGCAAAGCCGTCAGCAGGAGTGCTGGAATACATTGTGTTACCAGGTGTTGCCTTGAATGCTAGGAAAGCAGCAGTAACACGCTGATCTACCTTTTCTGCGAAACTGTCACCCAATTCAGCGCCAAGAGTAGCAGCCAATTGGAAAGAAGCAGTCCAACCGTAGAAAATATCAAATGCGGTTGTTGCGACAGCAGGAGTAGCAGTGATTGAACCTTGTGCTAATGCAGGGTTCTGAACTACAGCGTCACCAGTTCCCCATGTACCACCTGAACCTGCTGGGTTGTAATCAGCATAGGTAATTGGTGCAAAGTTAGGAACTAAGAATGTGTTACCCTGTGTAGGAGTAACAACGTTGGTCATGTTAACTAGACCTTGTGATTCGTGCATAGCACGTAGAGCGAAGTTAGAAATTGCGGTTGTAAAGCCATCAGCCTCGTTGTTAGCACCGCCTAATACATATGCCATAATTTATCTCCTTAAGTTTTGGCAA